AGCCGGACTCGTTCATCGTCGAAAAGAAATCCAACGGTGCGGCCCTATATCAGGAGTTACGCCGCATGGGAGTCCCCGTGGGAGAGTTCACACCCAGCAAGGGCCAGGACAAGATTGCGCGAGTAAATGCAGTGTCAGATTTATTTTCCTCCGGTATAGTGTGGGCACCAGACAAGAGATGGGCTAAGGAGGTTATAGAGGAATGCAACGACTTCCCCAGTGGGTCAAACGATGACCTGGTTGACTCAACAACACAAGCCCTATTAAGGTTTAGACAAGGTGGGTTTATCAGACTGCCAAGCGATGAACCCGAAGAAGAAAGATATTTTAAGAGCCGCAGAGCGGTTGGATTCTATTAAGGATAAATCATGGCAATCGAGAAAGCCCTAAACCCGGCCCCTCTTGGGTTAACTGATGAAGTAGAACAAGAGCCGCCGATAGAGATTGAGATCGAAGATCCTGAGCGCGTAGAGATTGGGATCGGTGGGCTAGAGATTATTCTAGAGCCAGGTAAGGAGACAGATGATGACTTTGACGCTAACCTTGCCGAGTATATTGAGGCTGATGAGCTAACACAGCTTGCCTCTGACCTTATTGGTGACTTTGACGATGACATCTCCAGCCGCAAAGACTGGATGCAGACGTATGTAGATGGTCTAGAACTTCTTGGGCTAAAGATCGAAGAACGCACAGAGCCTTGGCCCGGTGCGTGTGGTGTGTACCATCCACTTCTCTCAGAATCATTAGTGCGGTTCCAAGCAGAGACAATGATGGAAACGTTCCCTGCAGCTGGGCCTGTAAAGACTCAGATCATTGGGGTTGAGACTAGAGAGAAAGAAGAAGCAGCTCAGCGTGTCAAGGATGACATGAACTATGAGTTGACTGAAGTGATGGTTGAGTACCGGCCTGAGCATGAGCGGATGCTCTGGGGTCTGGGGCTGTCGGGTAATGCGTTTAAGAAGGTCTACTTTGACCCTAACTTGGATCGACAGGCTTCGATCTATGTACCGGCAGAAGATGTCGTGGTGCCATACGGCGCTTCAAGTCTAGAGACAGCCGAGCGCGTCACGCATGTGATGCGTAAGACACCTAACGAGATGAGAAAGCTTCAAGTCGCCGGTTTTTATAGGGATGTAGAGCTTGGTGACCCTGTAGATACGTTTGACGATGTCGAGAAGAAAATTGCTGAGAAGATGGGATTTAAGGCATCTTCAGATGACCGATACAAGATCCTTGAGATGCACGTGGACCTCGACCTCCCTGGCTACGAGGACAAAGACAAGAAAGGTAAGCCGACAGGCATTGCACTACCTTACGTCGTTACTATCGACAAGCATACGCAAGAGATCCTAGCCATACGCCGTAATTGGCACCCAGAAGATGAGCTAAAGCAGAAGCGTCAGCACTTCGTACATTACCCGTACATACCTGGGTTTGGCTTCTATGCGTTTGGTCTAATCCACTTGATTGGCGCATTTGCCAAGTCTGGTACGTCGATACTGCGTCAGTTAGTAGATGCTGGCACGCTGTCTAACTTGCCCGGTGGCTTTAAAACCAAGGGTCTGCGAGTTAAGGGCGACGACACGCCGATTGCACCGGCAGAGTGGCGAGATGTGGACGTAGCCTCTGGCACCATAAAAGACAACATCATGGCACTGCCCTACAAAGAGCCGTCACAGGTGTTGGCTGGGTTGATGGATAAGATCATCGACGAGGGCCGTAGGTTTGCTAGTGCAGCCGACCTTAAAGTCTCAGATATGAGCGCTCAGTCTCCGGTAGGCACAACGCTTGCCATATTAGAGCGCACGCTGAAGGTTATGTCAGCAGTTCAGGCTCGCATCCACTACGCGATGAAGCAGGAGTTTAAGCTCCTTAAGAACATCATCCGTGACTACACGCCTGAAGAGTACGCCTACGAGCCGACCGATGCGCTACCACCTGCTAAGCGCTCTGACTACGACATGGTGGAGGTCATACCTGTCTCTGACCCCAACGCAGCAACAATGTCGCAAAAAGTCGTGCAGTATCAGGCGGTGTTGCAGTTAGCGCAGCAGGCACCGCAGTTGTATGACTTACCGTTGTTGCACCGCCAGATGCTAGAAGTATTGGGTATCAAGAATGCAGCTAAGCTCGTACCGACGGAAGATGACCAGAAGCCCACAGATCCTGTGTCTGAGAACATGGATATGTTTACGGGTAAACCCGTAAAAGCGTTTATCTATCAGGACCACGCAGCCCACATCACAGTCCACATGACGGCTCTGCAAGATCCGATAACGTCACAGATTTTGGGCCAGAACCCTCAAGCTCAGCAGGTAGGCGCGGCATTTATGGCGCACATCATGGAGCACTTTGCTTTCCAATACCGCAAGAATGTTGAAGAAAAGATTGGCGTTCCTTACCCAGGGCCGAACGAAGAGATGCCTGAAGACATGGAAGTTGAGATTTCTCGCCTTGCAGCCGCAGGCGCACAGAAGCTTTTACAGGCTAATCAGGCAATGATGGCGCAGCAGCAAGCCCAACAACAGGCGCAAGACCCGCTTGTACAAATGCAACAACAAGAGTTGCAGATTAAACAGGCAGAAGTTCAGCGCAAGGCACAGAAAGATCAGATGGACGCACAGCTTAAGGCCGCACAAATACAGACTGAGCAGATGCGGATTCAGACCCAGGCCGAGGTTGATGGCGCACGGTTAGGCGCACAGATCGCCAAAGATCAGACTCAACAGCAGTTCCAAGAAAGTGTTGAGGCAGTAAAGCAGGAAATAGAAGGAACACGCCTAGGCGTGCAGATGGCTCAACAGTTATCTCAGCAACAAAATCAGAAACCTGAACAAGGAGTGTAAATGAGCAAAGATGTATTGAAGTATTTGTCTGAACAACTCCAGAAGGAACGTCTTCGTATTATTGAAGATTTAGGAGATGGAAAGGCAAAAGATCTGGCGGAATACAAATACTCCGCTGGTGTAGTGCGTGGCCTATTAATGGCTAATAACTTAATTGCTGAAACAGCAGAAAGGTTGGAAACCTCAGATGAGTGAAATCTTAATCGGTTCTACAAGCGACCCGAACGAAGCAACAGTATTACCAGCAAGCGCAGAAGATAAGGCTAGGCAAGTACCAGACCCGTCTGGATACCGCATCCTGTGTGGGATTCCAGAGATTGAGGACAAGTTTGACAGTGGTCTAGTCAAGGCAGACATAACCATGCAGCATGAAGAATTGCTGACTACGGTTCTGTTTGTTATGAAAATGGGTCCAGATTGTTATAAAGACTTAGCTAGGTTTCCGTCAGGCCCATGGTGCAAAGAGGGTGATTTTGTATTAGTTCGTCCTCATGCTGGCACTCGTCTAAAGATTCACGGGCGCGAGTTTCGGATTATTAACGATGATTCTGTTGAGGGTGTAGTAGAAGATCCTCGCGGCATCAGTCGCAAATAAGGAGTAACAAATGGCAGATACTGAAAACATCAAAGAGCAGGAACCAGTAGCAGAAGAGAAGGATTTTGAGTTAGAGATTGAAGACGACACACCTGCAGAGGATCGTGGGCGTCAGCCGTTACCAAAAGAAGTGGTTGAAGAGCTAGAGCAAGATGAGCTAGAAGACTACTCTGACAAGGTAAAAACTCGTCTGAAGCAGATGAAAAAGGTCTGGCATGACGAGCGGCGGGAGAAAGAACGGGCACTGAGGGAGCAGCAAGAAGCCCTAGCTATGGCTCAAAAAGCCCTAGAAGAGAATAAAGCTCTCAGAAATAGGCTGAGTGAAGGGGAGAAATCCCTGGTAATGACGGCTACTAGCGCTGCAGAAATTGAGTTGGAGATGGCTAAACGAGCCTATAAAGAGGCTTATGAGGCTGGAGATTCCGACAAGTTAGTAGATGCTCAGGCTAAGCTTAACTCTGTGAATTTTAAGCTGGAGAGTCTAAAAGGATACAGACCCCCTTTACAAACCCAGCAAACTCCTGATATAAATGAACAAAGGGCGCAACCTCAGCCCCCGCAGTTAGATCGTAAGACCTCTGAATGGCGTAGCAAAAATACGTGGTTCGGGCAGGACGAAGAGATGACTGCAACAGCGCTAGGGTTGCATCAGAAATTAGAAAAACAGTACGGCGCAGGTTACGTTGGTACTGACGAATATTGGAATACGGTCGATAAGACCATGCGAAAACGCTTCTCTGATTACTTCGGGGAAGATGAAGAAGTAGAAACGTCTGACAGGGGCGGCAAGCCTGCTCAGCGCACTGAGATGAAACCGGCTAATGTTGTGGCTCCGGTATCAAGAAGCACTTCTGCCAAGAGGATAGTGCTAAAGCAATCGCAGTTAGCAATTGCGAAGAGGCTTGGGTTAACGCCTGAGCAGTATGCGAAAGAAATGATACGACTGGAGAAACAAAATGGCTGAAAATAGACTTGCACGCGAACTTGAGAGTAGAGAAAAATCTGAGAGACCTAAGCAGTGGCAGCGCCCAGAAACGCTACCGCAGCCCGTTAAACAATCTGGTTATGCGTATCGTTGGATTCGTGTAGCTACAGGTGGGCAGTTAGACGCTAAAAACGTCTCTGCTAAGTTTAGAGAAGGCTGGGAGCCAGTGCGTATTGAGGAGCAACCCCAGTTTAAGTTTCTCGTAGACTCTAACAGCAGGTTCAAAGACAACATCGAAGTCGCTGGGCTGTTACTCTGCAAAATGCCAGAAGAGTTCGTGGAACAACGTGCGGCGCATTTCGCCAAAGCGACCAAGGACAATATGGACGCTGTAGACAGCAGCTTTATGAAAGATAACGATCCGAGGATGCCGCTATTTAAAGAGCGCAGATCCACGACATCGTTTGGCAAAGGCATTTAACTTTTAACGAGGTCAACTATGGCTTATCCTACTGTTAATGGCCCTTATGGGCTAATCCCGATCAACTTGATCGGCGGTCAGGTGTTTGCTGGTGCTACTCGTCAGATCCCCATCGCATCTAACTATGGCGTCGGAATTTTCTTCGGCGATGTAGTTAAGTTGTCTAGTGATGGCATTCTGGTGAAAGAGACCGGTACTACCACCGCTACTCCTGTTGGTGTTTTCCTTGGCTGCTCTTACACTGATCCGACTTACGGTAAGGTGTTTCGTCAGAATTACCCAATTAACACCGTGGCTTCTGACATTATGGCGTACGTTCAGGACGACCCTGACGCGCTGTTTAAAGTAGCTATTGTTTCTTCCGGTACGACTATCGGTACTGTTCAGCGTACGGCTGTTGGTAACAACGCCGAGTTGGTGCAGAACTCCGGTAACACGACTACTGGTAACTCCGCTGTAGCTATCGACAATATTGCTACTACGGCTACCCTCCCGATTCGTATTATTGATCTCGTTCCTGAGACTTCGTACGTGTCTGGTGGTAACGTCGTGTATCAAGAAGCTATTGTTAAGTGGAACGCTCCGTACGTAGTCTCTGCGTCTACAACTACTGAGCCGACCCCTGGTACTTTTGCTACTACGACTACCAGTACAGTGACCGGTGGACACCAATACCTCAACCCCGTTGGCGTCTAAGGAGAAACTTAAATGGCTATTTCACGCGCACAACTACTTAAAGAACTCCTTCCTGGTCTGAACGCTCTGTTCGGTATGGAATATGCACGCTACGGCGAAGAGCATAAGGAGATTTACGAGACCGAGACCTCCGAGCGTTCGTTTGAAGAGGAAACCAAACTGTCTGGCTTCTCCGCCGCACCGGTGAAGAACGAAGGCAGTGCGATTGCCTACGATAACGCGCAAGAGGCTTGGACGGCACGCTATACGCACGAGACTATTGCTCTTGGTTTTTCGCTGACGGAAGAGGCTATTGAGGACAACCTCTATGACTCCCTGTCTTCGCGTTACACCAAGTCTTTGGCTCGCGCTATGGCTTATACCAAGCAAGTTAAGGCTGCAGCCGTGCTAAACAACGGGTTTGACTCTGCCTATGCTGGTGGTGACGGTAAAGCCTTGTTTGCAACGGATCACCCCCTTGTCTCTGGTGGCGTCAACTCTAACGAGCCTGCTACTCCTGCTGATCTTAACGAGACTTCGCTTGAAGCCGCCGTTATTCAGATCGCTGCATGGACCGATGAGCGTGGTCTGCTGATTGCGGCTAAACCCCGCAAGCTGATTATTCCTCCGTCATTGCAGTTCGTTGCAACCCGCCTGCTTGAGACTGAAAAGCGTGTAGGTACGGCTGATAACGACATCAATGCGCTGCGTAATAACGGCTCGATTCCTGACGGGTATTCCGTTAATCACTGGCTGACGGACACCGACGCATGGTTCCTCTGCACAGACGTGCCTAACGGTATGAAGCACTTTGTTCGTACTCCGCTGTCTCAGTCCATGGACGGGGACTTCGATACAGGCAACGTACGTTACAAGGCTCGTGAGCGTTACTCATTTGGGTTCTCGGACCCCTTGGGTATGTTCGGCTCGCCCGGCGCTTAATCTGGGTAGAAAGGGGGTCTTGCACCCCCTTTCTTTTTGCTGTACTGTTGTTGCAGTCTAGGATTTTCACTCATATCGACTGGCCTAGCAGACTTAGTAGAGACGATATGAGGATGTGCTACTACACGCGAGGATAAAATGAGTGTACGTCCGTCTACCACCCAGTCCATTTGGCGCTCGGGTGCCGATTCCACACGGCAAGCTTACTGCGGTTCCATGGTTATGACCGCCCAGTTTTATATTGACGATGTTGGTCCTGCTACTACCACTAATGCCAAAATTTCTTCGGTTTCTGGTGCCCCTGACCTAATCCTGCCTGCTGGCGCTGTGGTTATGTCTGTGGTTGTCAGCGCTGTTAGCGGAGCTTCTGGTTCTTTTGACCTTGGTTGGGCTACTGTTTCTAACAGTGCGTCTGATACCGACGGTCTTGTCGATGGTTACACCAATGCTATTGGTACTGTGACTGTTGGCACGGCGACCACTGCTGGTAATGATCTTGGTTTGGTTATGGATGCAGACGAGAATGTCTACATCACTGTAACTGACGGATCTTCCGGTGCTGGTACGGCCTCTGGCTATATCATTTACTACGTCACTGATCCGCTGGTCGGTCAACAGTCCGTCTAATAGGAGGCTCAAATGCCTACTATGCAATATGACGTACTAGCGACTAAGCCGCTAGAGTCCACGGGTAACTTTCTGGACCAGAACAACAACGCCATTGACCGAGCGCGAATTAAGACTATTTACGCTATTAATGGTGGTAGTGCTGGTTCTGTTGTTATCCGTGAAGGTGGTGGTAGTGGCAAGATTTTAGCCACTATCAACACGGCGGCTAGTACTACGGCTGGTTATACGATCATCCCCATGCCAGGCGAAGGAATCCTTTGTCAGTCTGGCCTGCATGGGACTGTGACCAACACCACTTCTATGACATTGATCTATGGCTAAGACACCTGCTTGGCAGCGCAAAGAAGGCAAAAACCCCAAAGGTGGTCTCAACGCCAAGGGGCGTGCTTCCTATAACGCTGCCAATCCAGGTAAGCCGGGATTAAAAGCCCCGCAGCCAGAAGGCGGTAAAAGGCGTGACTCGTTCTGCGCCAGGATGAAAGGCATGAAGAAGAAGCTTACCTCTGCTAAGACTGCCAATGATCCGAACAGCCGCATCAATAAATCTTTGCGCGCATGGAAATGTTAGATGGAAATGATGCTTTGGAATATCGCGCTGAGCGCGATAGTGGCGGTGATGGGAATGTTGCTTAAGGGCAAGTTCGATGAGCTTCAACGCATCAGCATTCTGCTTAACAGAACGCGTGAAGAAGTTGCGCGGGATCACATCACACGTGCAGAAGTAAGGGCAGACCTAGAGAAAATCCGTGAACATTTTGACAGCGGGTTTAAACGGTTAGAGGACAAAATTGACGCCTTAGGGCAGAGGAAAGTATGAAAAAGCGTAAATTTTCTGAAGGCGGATACGCAGACTCTGATGACGCCAAAAATCTTTTAGCCGCTGAAGAGCGCGAAAAGAAAGAGTATGAGCGTAGTCAGATGAGCGATGAGCCTGGTACTACTGAAAGTATCAAAGATTTTGTAGCCCGTACTAGTAAACCGGCTGAGAAAGCTACCCCTAAGGCCACTGCGCCTAAGGCTAAGCCTAAAGCAGCCGCACCTAAAGTAACTGATACAGGCGATGAAACATCACGTCTGGCTAAGCGTGGTACGGCTTCTAAAGCAGCTGATGCTACGCCTAAGCGTATGACCC